CCCCCTCCTTGTAGGGGGCTCTCTGGCGCGAGGCCAGTGGCAAGCGCAAGCTTACCATTCGTCTTAACGACAGGAGATCCACATGAGCACGTCTTATGTTATCAGTCGGGGTTCGTCAGACCCTCGCTTCGACTCTTTATTGGGAAGAAGCAAGTACAAAGTCACCTTTCGAGGCGACCCAGTTGACAAAACCCGCCCGACGCCTTTCGAGGTGCACGGTGTGATAGCAGAAGGCGGTTACCGCTCCCGTACTCAGTGGGAGCGAATTAACGGCTCTATGGTCCAAACCCTGAATCAGATCGAATACGCGGGCAACGCCCCTTCTTACGCGGATCTAAAGGATTCGCCGTGGATAGGGTCCCCGCGATCGCATTCGAAATGGGGTTTTGTGGAACGCACTGCTGTCGACAAGCTTAACAAGCGAGTCGATGAGTTCAAGGCTAACATGTTTAACTCTTCGGTCTTCCTCGCGGAGGCCGGCAAGAGTGTCGACATGATTGTCAGTGCTGCCCGGCGCGTTTCGCGTGGTTTGAAGGCTCTCCGCAAGGGGAATCTTCGCGCCATGTACGATGCGCTCGGCGCCCGACCGCCACCTAAGTACCGCGGGGGTTTCCCCGGGGCTCGAACGGTGACGAAGGATTCGGCCAATTACTGGCTCGAGGGCAAATACGGTTGGTTACCTCTTCTTTCTGACGCCAAAAGCGCCGCTGAGAAAGTAGCTGATATGATGCTCGACAAGCCGGATATTATCCGGATCGTCAGCCGTGGGAATTACCAGGAAGTTACTAAGAGCGCCTACCCGGCGCCTCCGAACACTGGCTTGGTTGGTAGTCTTTGGACTGCCGATACGGAGATCACGTTGCAATATGTGATCACCCTCACGGTCGATAGTCAGACCATCGCTCTGGCGAGTTCATTGGGTCTTACCAACCCGATGCTCATCGCTTGGGAAATCGTGCCTCTATCGTTTGTTGCTGATTGGTTCCTTCCAATTGGTGACTTCCTCGAAGGGATTTCACGGTTTCACGGTTTGGGGCTGAAACATGGTTGCGCGACGGAACGTCACGTGATCAAGTCCACAGTAGAGCGCAGCTCTCTGGATCATTCGTATAACATGCAAATGATCGACCCCTACGGGCTCATACCCACCCAGCGAGTCAAGCTGTCTGCTTGTCAAGGCCGAGTCACATATCGCTCGGTTAAGAGGTCGGTCCTAACAGACTTCCCTCGCAAGCATCTCACCTTTGATAACCAGTTCGACTGGCTTAAAGGCGTGACAGCGGCTGCTCTTATGCGGCAGCTCTTCGGTAAATAGGCAATTTCGCCAAAACGTCGCAAGACATCTCAACTCAAGGACTATTCACATGGCCCAGATCGCTAACATCGTCGTCAACGACGGCAAAGCAACCCCGGTCGCCCACACCTTCGCACCTGCGAAGGCATTGGCCGACTACGCTCTCTTCGAAGATCGTGCAGGCGGCATCTACGTTGGCTATAACAAGCTGACGTACACTCTCACTCGCCCCAAAGGCGAGGCGACGAGTAACCGTAATCTCAAGTTGATGATCAAGCTTGAGACTCCAGTGATGGAGACGATCAGCAACAGCACCTATTCCGGCATCCCGCCGGCCCCGCAGGTGGCATATCGCCCTGTGGTGGAGGTCATGTTGACGCTCCCAGAACGTTCAACGATCGCGGACCGCAAGGATCTGCTGGCGTTGATGAAAAACGTTCTTTCGAACGCTGCCACGACCCTTGCGGTCGAGCAGTACGAATTGCCCTGGTAAGTTAAACCAGGACAGGGAGACTACTTATGAGCAGTCGTAAGGGTTACAGCTTTGGCACCAAAGTTGACGCACTCGCCTACGCACTTGATGTGTGGGAGGCCCTCGATACACCCCTAGCCCTGAGCTGTTACATGCTCGCCAGACATGGCGAGCACGCGCAGCTTGTGCGAAAGGCTGTCGATCCTCTTCACTACACGAGTCCGGAGAGCTTCTCACTCGATTACCAGGCGGTTAAGCTGCTGTCCAAGTATCCCTACTTGAACACCGGTATTGACTGTCGGGCAGTCGCTCGGAAGAAGTTCTATGAATCCGAACACCAATGCTTGGAGACAAACGCACGGATCCGTGAATACCTGCACGGCCCCTTACCACAGGGCCGCTTGGGGCGCGTAATTATGCGCGCACAAGACAAAATTGCAGATATCCTCGGCGACGTGCCTAGCTTTGAGCGGATGGAATATTCGTTCGGACCCGGCGCGGCTTATGGCGTACGCGGTGAAACATCCGCGTTCAATAAGGTTACTTCAGCCTTAGAGTGCACCTACGCCATGGCTAATGAACTTGGCGAGTTTCTTGCCGAGTTCCCAGGGTGGATCCCAGAAGGGGTCCATGAGGTTCGCCTCATTCCTGGAAGCCAACTCACATTCGTACCCAAGGATGCGAAGACCGAACGCCCTATATGCATCGAGCCGCTCTTAAACGGTTTGCTGCAAAAAGGCTACGGCACTTACATCCGGCGACGGCTAAAGAGGCACGGCATCACTCTGGACGACCAAACAGTCAACCAGGGGTTGGCCCAAAAGGCCTACGTCAATCGTCTTGCGACGGTTGACTTTGCGTCCGCCTCCGACACTATCGCTTATCTTCTTGTCATGTTGCTGCTGCCACACCAGTGGTTCGAAGCACTTGACGTTGCCCGTTGTCCTCGTTATGAGGATGAAGGCGTCTGGAAATCCTTTCAGAAGTTTTCGTCGATGGGTAACGCGTACACTTTCGAGTTGGAGTCGTTAATCTTCTACTGCGTGGCTTACGCCTGCATGGAAGAGGTCGGTATCCAACCGAAGACGGGAATCAACCTGTCTGTGTACGGGGATGATGTCATCATTCCGCAAGAAGCCTATGACCTCTTCGCGGAGGTTTCGGCAGAGCTCGGTTTCACCGTCAGTCATGAGAAGTCATTCCACGAGGGATGCTTCTTCGAGAGCTGCGGCGCTGATTACTTTGCAGGGGTACTAGTTCGACCTTTCTTGATTAAGAAGAAGTTAGTCAAGCTTACTGAGGC